GGTTATCTCAAGGGTATCATTACAGGCATCACTACAGATGCAACTAGCAGCAACAGCACCATTACCGTAAAGGTAACTTCAAGAGTTTCTTCAACTGGAACTGAAACTCAAATTAATTATGCTGAAGGTACTTCTTTTGCAGCATTTGCAGCAACTCAGACTGTTAACTTTATAAATTCATCAGGTGCTTCCGCTGGAACTGCAACTGTCGCTTCTGTTTCTGATTGGTACAATCAACAAACTCTTGGATTAACCAATACTACAATCTATTGGAAGTCTATTGCACCTAAACCTGCAACAAATAGATATTCCTTAGATAGAAATGGAAAGAATGATGCTATTCACGTTGTTGTAGTTGATGATCTTGGAACAATTACTGGAAACCAAGGAACTATTCTTGAAAAGCACGTAAGTCTTTCTAAGGCTCTTGATTCTATTTCTGCGGTTAATTCTCCACAGAAAATTTGGTATGAACAATATCTTGCAGATTTCTCATCACAAGTTTATGCTGGCGGAAATCCATCAAGTGCTGCAGATGCTTACTGGGGTACTGCACCAAGAGCAACTGGATTTACAACATATTCTGGCGTTCCTTCTGCTTCCTTTACACCAATCTCCACTGCAAGTGGTCTTTGGGGTTCCAATGCTCAGGACGTAACCTTTAATGCAATTGGAAATAAAACCTACACCTTATCTGGTGGTGTTGATTATTCCGCTTCTGGTGGGATGAAGGCAACGCTTGGGGACTTGATCACTTCTTACGATAAGTTCTCCAATAAGGATGAAATTCAAGTAGACTACTTAATCATGGGTCCTGGCATGGACAATGTTGCAGATTCTCAAGCAAAAGCAAGTTATCTAATTTCTCTTGCAGAGCAAAGAAAGGATTGTGTAGCAACTGTTGGACCTCATAAATCTGATCTGGTTGGTGTTACTAACACTACAACTCAGACAAACAATCTTGTTAAGTATTTTAGTTCTCTACCATCCTCTTCATACGCAATCTTTGATAGTGGATACAAGTACACCTACGACAGATTCAACAATAAATTTGTCTATGTTCCTTGTAACGCAGACGTTGCGGGTCTAATGTGCCGCACCAATATTGTTGCATATCCTTGGTTCTCTCCTGCCGGTCAGCAGAGAGGCATTATCAATAATGCAATCAAACTTGCATATAATCCAAATAAAGCACAGAGAGATCAACTTTATCCTCAGAGAGTTAATGCAATTGTAACTCAACCTGGTATTGGTACTCTCCTGTTTGGTGACAAAACTGCTCTTGGTTACGCATCTGCATTTGATAGAATCAATGTTCGTCGCTTGTTCCTCACTATTGAGCAAGCACTCCAAAGAGCTGCTCAGGCACAACTCTTTGAATTGAACGATGAACTGACAAGAGCAAACTTTAAGAACATTGTTGAACCTTATCTACGTGATGTTCAGGCAAAGAGAGGTCTCTATGGATTCCTTGTAGTCTGTGACACAACTAATAACACTCCTGACGTTATTGATAATAATGAGTTTAGAGCGGACATCTTCCTGAAGCCCGCCAAGTCTATTAATTATGTAACTCTTACCTTTGTTGCAACCCGCACAGGCGTAAGTTTTGAAGAAGTTGCAGGTACTGTTTGATCATTATTCAATAAATAACCTTAAGGAGGTAACGAATCGTGGCAAGACTCAAGACAATCTCTCAATTTAAGAGTGCTTTAAGTGGTGGTGGTGCTCGTCCCAATCTATTTGAAGTTGAGTTAACAACTTTCCCAGCTGGAATTTCCTGGGATGCAGATAAATTCAAATATCTTTGCAAAGCAGCCGCACTTCCAGCATCAAATATTTCGCCAATTGATGTTCCTTTTAGAGGAAGAATTTTTAAAGTTGCTGGTGACAGAACAATTGATACTTGGACGGTAACCATTATCAACGATGAAGACTTCAAACTCAGAAGAGCATTTGAAGCATGGACTGAACTAATTGCAAAACTTGATAACAACTTGGGTGCAACTCAACCAGCTGCATATATGAGTAATGCAACCGTTTATCAACTTGGAAGAGGTGCTCAAATAAACAGCACCACTAACGCTGGATCTGATAGTTCAATTCTAGCTGCGTATAATTTCGTTGATATCTTCCCAACTAGTGTTTCCAACATTGATCTTTCGTATGATAGTGGCGACACTATTGAGGAATTCACCGTTGAATTCCAAGTTCAATCTTACGAAATCATTAGTGGAACTACGGCAGCTAAAGTCTAATAAATAGACAAAAGGCAAAAGAACAAAAAATAAATTATGGCAAGATTGTTTGGATTTTCTATTGAAGATAGCGAACCATTATCTCCAGGTGTAGTCAGTCCAGTTCCTCAAAATAATGAGGACGGGACTGACCACTACCTGAGTAGTGGTTTTTTTGGTTCGTATGTTGATATTGAAGGAGTTTATAGAACAGAGTTTGATTTAATCAAAAGATATCGAGAAATGGCACTTCATCCCGAGTGTGACAGTGCTATTGAAGATATTGTAAATGAAGCTATCGTATCGGACACTAATGATACTCCTATAGAAATTGAACTTTCCAACTTGAATGCGAGTGATGGAATCAAGAAGAAGATCAGGCAGGAATTTAAATATATTCTTTCTCTTTTAGATTTTGATAAAAAGTCTCACGAAATTTATAGAAATTGGTATGTGGATGGTAGGTTATATTATCACAAAGTAATTGATTTAAAGAATCCACACGAAGGAATTCAAGAACTGCGTTACATAGACCCAATGAAAATGCGTTATGTAAGGCAGCAAAAAAAGAGCGAAAAGGACAAATATAGATTGTCTAATATTAACTCGGATAATCCAATGGATTTTGAGTTTCCTGAAATTGAGGAATATTTCATTTATAATCCAAAACTGACATACCCAGCAAGTAACCCATCATCTCTTGGTGGAACTGCTGGAATCAAAATGTCGAAAGATTCTATCACGTACTGCACATCAGGTCTAGTAGATAGAAATAAAGGATCAACTCTCTCATATCTCCATAAGGCAATTAAATCACTCAATCAACTTCGCATGATTGAGGATAGTCTTGTTATCTATAGATTATCTCGTGCTCCAGAAAGAAGAATTTTCTACATTGATGTAGGCAATCTCCCTAAAGTAAAAGCAGAACAATATCTTCGCGATGTTATGATGCGTTATCGCAATAAACTTGTATATGATGCAAATACAGGTGAAATTCGCGATGATAAAAAATTTATGTCAATGCTTGAGGATTTTTGGCTTCCAAGAAGAGAAGGTGGAAGAGGTACTGAAATCTCAACACTTCCTGGCGGACAAAACCTTGGAGAGATTACTGACATTAATTATTTCCAAGAAAAACTTTATAGATCTTTAAATGTACCTACGACAAGAATTGGTGGAGATGGTGGATTTAATCTAGGCAGATCCTCAGAGATTCTTCGCGATGAAGTTAAGTTCAGCAAGTTTGTTGCTCGCCTTAGAAAGAGATTCTCATATATGTTCCACGATATGTTGAGAACTCAACTTATTCTCAAAAATATTATTACTCCAGAGGATTGGAGTATTATGGAAGAACATATTCAATATGACTTCCTTTATGATAATCATTTTGCAGAACTTAAAGACGCAGAACTTCTCAACGAAAGATTAAATATGGTTCAAGTTGCAGAACCTTATGTTGGAAAGTATTTCTCTCAAGATTATTTGAGAAGAAAGATTCTTCGCCAAACTGATGAGGAAATTGTTGAGCAAGATAAGATTATGAAGAAAGAAATTAAAGATGGTATTATTCCAGATCCAAGTATCCCAGTAGATCCCACAACAGGTATGCCTTTAGATCAAACTTCGCAGATGGATCTTGGACAACCAGTAACGGAACCCAATCTTGATGCCCAAGGTGCTGCAACTGAAGCAAGCGGTAAGATTGCAGAAATGCCCAAGGGTGGCGAGATATAAATAAAGAAAAATATTATTAGGTATTAAAAATGGATGACCTTTTAGATATGATTGCTGCTGACGAATCTCCTTCGCAGATTAGTGATAAGATTAAAGAACTTTTATTTACAAAGTCTGCTGAAAAAATTGATGAATTTCGTCCCGCAGTAGCAAACGCAATGTTCAATAGCGAAACCGCAGAAGAAGAATGAAATCCTTTAGACAGTTCATCTCAGAGTCTGTAAATATTTCTGGAGATTTTAACGGAAATCTTTACATCAATTCTTCTGAACCAGAGCAACAGTCGGTTGGTGAAGGATACCTTGCAGATGTACTGTGGAACGGAAGTCTTTACAGGATGGAATTAACCAGCAAAACTGGTATTCCATCTAAACAGTCTTTAGGTGAAGAATTGCAAGCAGAGTATCCAGGTGCAATTGTTCATCAAATTTATCCAATTGCAGAAAAGAACTGCAATATCAAAAGAGCAAGCAGATACCACCCATCAAAATTAGAATGGATTGATTGATAAATGGCTCAGTGGAATATACAAACCCAAGATTATTTGAATCAGGAAAGATCATTATTTGAAGTTGTAGGTGTTGCATCAAGTGATGGGCAAATAATTAGTCCCCAAAATCCATTTCCAGTTACTGGAACTGTAGGTATTTCATCAGAAACTCTTATAACTATCAATCCAGATACAAATGCCGTTGATGCATTCGGTAGAAGTAGAGTTTCTGAACTCTTTACTCTTGGTGACTATAAGCATTTGTATGCTATTGACCCAAACTTTTTAGATAGTATTTCTGGAGCAGGTTCAACAGTAACATTTTTACAAAACCAAGCGTGTGCAAGATTGCAAACTGGTATTGGGTCTACTGCATTTAGTGTCCATCAAACAAAATTTTATCATCATTATCAACCAGGAAAAGGACAATTAATTTATAGTTCTTTTAACTTTTATGCACCGCAACAGAATGCAACTAAAAGAACTGGATATTTTGATGATAGAGATGGAATTTATTTTGAACAGGTTGGACTTAATACTTCTGATGGAATAAATCCTGGTATTGGGACAAACAATTGGGTAATTAGATCTTTTGTAAGTGGTATTGCAACAGAAACTAGAATTCCACAATCCCAATGGAATAAAGACA